AAGATAATGATTACACAAATTGGGGAATCAGTGTTTCAAATGACGCAAAAAGGGGACTACGACAGCCAGTTCCGTTGCCAAGGGGATTTAACACTGCGAGACGTATTACAAATGCCGTCCGGAAGGTTACTGAAGATGGATCCTTCAGCGGACCTGTTCGCAGGATCGCCAGCGGAGTTGTGAGTACTATCACAGGAAGGAGACCATAGCATGTATGAATATCGTGTAACAAGACTGCTGGGCATTGTTGATGGGGATACCATTGACGTGCAGATTGATCTGGGATTTGACGTGTCATTTACCAGTAGGGTGCGTCTGAACGGGATTGACACCCCAGAGTCCCGCACCCTTGATCTTGTCGAGAAGAAACTTGGTCTTGACGCAAAGGATTGGCTCAAGCATCGTCTGGAAACGGCCAAGAAGATTGTCATCAGGACTGAGAAACCTGATTCGAGCGAGAAATACGGACGCATTCTCGCCACGCTGGTGGTGGATGATGAGCCAACCTCACTGAATGACCAGATGGTAAAATCTGGCTATGCGTGGGGGTATGATGGGGGAACAAAACACAAGGATCTTGAGGTGCTCAAGAAGATACGAGGTCTGACATGAAAAGCAATCCCTTTCCGGTACAACTGAAATTGGTAAAAGCAATCGACAAGGAAGAAATTTCAGAAGCCTTTCCACCACCAGCCATGGTGAAGAAGAAGGCCATTCCAAAAGACGTGCAGCAGGACAGTGTCCTGCCAGCCCCTCCTGATGGAACAAGAAAGGCACGGTTTTTCTCCTCAACCATCCATCCCAGTGGTGAAGAATCATTCGAGAAAATCATTCCACTTCTGGCAATGGCGGCACTTCGCGCCGCGCCCGTGGTTGCCAGAATGGCCGCTCCCCATGTTGCAAAATTTGCAGCACAATATGGCCCACGCGCTTTGGCTGCAATGCGAGGAGCGGGAAGCGTTGCGGCAAAAACTGGCGTGAATGCTGCGAAAGTTGCCGGAAGAGGAGCGAAGATGGCAACCAAGACTCCCGGACGTGCGGCAGCAGTAGGAGGCGCGGCTCAGGAAATTGCCAGCGAAGCTGCGGAACAAGCAGTAAAACCCGCCGCTCCTGCGCCGGAAGTGGCCGTTCCCGACATGAGTACCGGCGAAAAGGGATTGAACATCGATTTGAATCCAGCCTTGAGTGCCGCACCAAAGACACGGATGGGAACCTCTCTCCCATCTCCAGGAATGTAATACAGGATCAATGCATGATTGAGCTTATTGTTGCTTGCGCAAAGGATTCATCAGGCAAACTCCTGATTGGCAAGCAAGGTGGACTCCCTTGGTCTGTTCCCGGAGACCTCAAACGGTTCCGGGAGAAGACCATGGGACATCCCATCGTCATGGGTCGGAAAACCTACGAGAGTCTTCCGCGAAAACCCTTGCCGGGGCGCAAGAACATCATCATTACCGCAAACACCTCCTATGATGCAACACAGTGTTCGATTGTCAATAACTACCAGGAAATTATTGATACATACTCTACAATATGGAATCCGTGTTATATTATTGGTGGAGCGGAAATATACGGATTGTTTCTCCCTCATGTACAGCGCATGCATCTTTCGCTGATCGATATCGAAACCGATGGAGACACGCATTTTCCCATGACATGGGAACAACTCTGTGCGGAGTTCTCTTGGTTCTTTGTCGAGCAGCATGAGGGGCCAATCCGTTGGAGGGAATACATCTTTGAGCGAAGTCAATCATCCAGCGTTGCTTCTGAGGTCGCAGCTGAAATCCATTCTTGATGATCTTGCGATCCTTGCCCGGTTTCCCAAGGATTGTTCATGTGTCGATCATCAAGGCCCTCATGTGGTCATGCTGACCCGCAAGAAAGCCATTGAGAACTACGCCCCCGTTTTTGAAGCCTTGCGTGATGCCGATCTGAACGAGGACGTAGCTGCGTTGATTAACCAGATCCTGATGTTCTCCGAAGAAGAGCGGCATAGACAATCGATCTATATCAAGGATCTCAAGTTCTATGCCACCGATCTCTACCCGGAGAAGAAGAAAGTCTGATTACTGATAGCGATCACCTGGCATCGTCGGGGTGACCCATTCCAAGATCATTTCTGATATCCTCAATTGCGCCCATGTCCCCGGCCTTTAGCGCAGTAATCAACGAAGCAATATGCTGCTTGGTCATCTGAGGAAGAAGCTTCTTTATCTTGAAGACCGCATCGCCAATCTTTGCAGCCGAAGCATTTCTTTCGGGAGGTGATGAATCGGGATTGTTCTGAACCTTCGCATGATCAAGCAGTGCGTCAAAATGTTCTGCTGCCTTGGCTTGGGAATCTCCGCCATCATCAGCGGGTGCGGATCGCCTCGGTGGAACATACGCCGGTTTTGAACGGCTTGTGTCACCGTCGGGGCCGTAGGTTCCGGCTGCAATGGCGCTGTCACGTGCTGCTTCCGCATCGCGGACATGACGGGGCTTGGGCACAAAAGGTGTATTCTCCGGATTTGCCATCCGATGAGCATCCAATGCCCCTTGGTCGGGATCTTCAGGAGGACCACCTTCCCAGTTTGCCTCTACTGCAAATGGGTCCTTGGCTTTCCGGAATCCAAACCTGTCAAGGGGAACAATGCCCTTTCTCAGGTAATGATCGTCGCGTCCAGCCTCATGCGGCAGGATAGTCGATTCGAAGAAATTCGGCTTTGCCAAAGGCTGACGCTTGGGAGTTTCCACGTACTCCGGTTCTCTTGGAGGTCCGGACTTCCGGAGGGAATAATTATCTTGTCGCCCAACTTCTTCGGGATACACGGCAAAACTGAAGAAGGACTTCTTGATTGGCGAAGCTTCGTTTCCAGACATGCTCGCGGCCAAGGGGTCACCCGAGGGCTTTGGCACGGGTCGTCGCGTGATGGGTTTCTCGCTGCTCGGCCGTGTATTCGGGGAACGATTTGCCTTTCCCCGTTCTGTCTTGCTTGGAGGAGCATAGCCGGGAGGTGTGGCCCCCTTTTCGTCTGGACGCAACTCTTCCGTGCCGTGATCAATGAGCTTGTCAATCCCTCTTTTTGCAGCTCCGGCAAGCTTTGACGCCCCTCTTTTTGCAGCTCCGGCAAGCTTTGCGGCACCCATTCCTCCAGCCACTACCGCAGCCGGAAGCAAGTGCTGTCCAGCGCCGCTTGTAACGGCATCACCGACCGCACGGACGCCATCGATTGCTCCTTGAGCAATCGGAGCAATCGAACCCAAATCCCAATCCTTGTTGAGACCTTCTCCACGCTGATTGCTCTTGGTCAACTCCGTGACATGATCAAGATAGATCGCATCGCTGAACCAATTGTTCTTGTTTTGCATTAGTTTCATCACGCTTCTCCTCATGTATGTATTTTACTGGTTTGGCGGTGCGCCTCCTCCCCCTTGACCTGCTTGTGCGGCAATCTGTGCAAGTAACTCAGGCGGAATTCCGCCTGCTCCCGGCGGGGCACCGCCGGGAGGTGGTGCCCCTTCCGCCCCGGGAGGAGGCGCTCCTCCCCCTTGACCTGCTTGTGCGGCAATCTGTGCAAGCAACTCAGGCGGAATTCCGCCTGCTCCCGGTGGTGCCCCGCCGGGAGGTGGCGCCCCTTCCGCCCCGGGAGGAGCGCCTTCCGCTCCGGGAGGAGCCCCACCGGGAGGAGGCGCTGCTCCTTGCCCGAAATCCCCCTGCGAATATTGTTGTGATTGCATTGCCATCATTTCTTCCTGCTTCTTCATGTTGACAATCTGAAGCCAGATTGGATCGGCAATCGAATCTCCGCCTTGTTCCTGAAGCAGTGGGGGAAGGTTGCGACGGGCGCGAATCTCGTTCTTTGTGCTCCATTGTGATTCCGCTTGCAAGTTTGCCACGATAGACCTCTCGTCCTGTGGAGTTATTCCATCAAATATCAATGTCAAGTCTTCATAATGAGAATGAATCAACGACCGTGTCAACCAATCTGCGTTGCTTTCCAGCAACGAGTACAAACCTTCCTCATTGATGGTCTCCGCAATTTCCCCAGTGGCATTTGCGCCGCCAAACAATGCTCCTTGACTTGCCTTTTCGGAAAGATTGAGCCGTGATGGATGCATGCCAAAGAACGCGCACTTGATTGAGGCCATGAGTCGGAAAAACTGTTCGAACTGCATGTCGCTTGGGGTTTGCGCCAGATCAAGGACTTGCGCTCTCATGTTCTCAGGCCCTGGAAGAACGGGCATCTTGCTCTTGGGTGTTCCCGCACCCCCTTGTCCGAGAATCTGTCTTTCAAACGTGCTCAATCCCTCTGCGGAATAATCACCCGAAAGCACAAGCATTCGCGAGGGAAATCCCGGACGAAACAGATCCTTGTTGAAGTTGAACATGTTCAGCAAAAGGCTTGTTGCGGCGAGTGATTGTTCAAGCACCGAAGTGCCAAATCCCCATCGGTTCAACTCTCCTGATGGGTTTGTCCATTCAACATCAATCTCGCCCTTGTTCCAAGCCCCGACGATCTGTCCGTCAACTTCCTGCACGTATTCCGCATCCGTAATGTCAATGGTAAGGCCAGTCTTCTGGGACCATTCCTCACTCAACATCATTCGAGCAACACGCTCGTTGCTTATTCCGCGTTTTGCCATCCATGGCATGATGACATACAGGACCGGGAGGATCGTATCACCGGGAAGCAAGTAGAAATCAACGGGACGACCACGTTTGTCACGTGATATCACCATTGCCCTGCGATCAATGACCAATTCTTCCTGTATGGCAACGGTCAGAAAATCCCTGAATGTCTTGTGATACGTTGAAACAGGATGCTCGATCAGCTCCTCCATCTCCGCACATCGACGGATGATGTCTGGAGTGCTGGTGTCAAAATTCGGATCATCAAATCGTCGATGAACAACTCGCCATCCACGTTGCTTGCCGGGAACAAAGATCTTTCTTGAAAGACCCTTTACGTCCTCGATTCGGCGCGAAATGATCGCCCGGTCAATCAGGCTTTCCCGGGCTACTGCCCGGAGCATTCCAAATGGCGGGGTGTCAAGAGGCTTCCTCAGTGTTCCCGGCGAAAAACTGACCTGCGCAATGGAGGGGCCATAGTTTGAAAACCATTGTCCTCTTCGTCGCTCGTTCTCTTCCTTCATCTTGTCCATGTTGGACTTGCTGAAGACTTCCTTGGGATCAAGTTCTGTTGACGTAGGATCAATGATGTTTCCAAAACCGTCTGCTTTTACTGCCATGTAGGTTACCTCCTTACACCATCAGTACTTCGTCGAACATTTTCCTGGTGTTCCTCGATACTTCCAATGACATTTCAAGTGCGTCAAGCATGTCATCATTTTCAGATCTTGGATATGTCATGAGTTGTTCGTAGAATTTCTGGAACTCCGGATGCACCACAACCGCCCGTGTCTCGTCCTCGACAAGCAATGCATCATCGTCGCCCGAAGATTTGATCATGCGTATCTCATCCGTTGTGCATCTGCGGAGGAAGATTTTCCCTTGCTCAAACAGCGGAGACATGCCCTCGATGCGTATCTGCTTCTTCTTTTTCGCGTAATGACGAATCTCGCGGATCGGAAGGAGTGCCCTGCGCATTACTTGCTGGATCAATACGTGCTGAAATCCGTTTCCTTCAATACCGTTCATCTGTATCGGATAGGATTGATTCTGCTGTATGATCCTGTTTAATTGATTTGCTACATCCATTCTTTGATTTACTATATCAAATACGACAATATCAAGGTCAGGAGTCTTGCCAATCATGATCAAGGAAAAGAAATCGGCAGCATCATCTTTTCCAACTGTCCAATCCACGCCGGTAAAGAACGTCAATGGCTTTCCCTTGAAATACCATCGCTTGCTTACCGGCCGATAGCCAAGATCATTGGCATCGTACCATTGTATCCACGAACTCCTGAATGTTCGAGACGTGTCATCGCGAGGATCATTCATGTACTCTTTCTGGAATGCAAGCACATTCTTGGCGCGAATTGCACGTAATCGCTCAAGGGAGAACCGTTCAGGCCATAATGGAGCCTGATACTTGTTGCCTTCCTCGTCCTGCTCGGTAATGATTGCCTGATATCTTCTTGTGACATACAGATCTGGACGCGCAAGCATCTGGTTCAGCAAGGATCCGTAATGGAGCACTGTCCCGACAAGGATGATCTGTCCGATTGGAGGAGGTTCAATCATTGGTTCCACAGCTGAATCCCACCATGAAGCGAGCTTCTGTCTCTGTACCGAAGTGTCAACCAGCTCGTCATTCTCTAGGTCATCAGCAATGACCAAGTCAGGTCGCCTGAATCCAAACCTGAGACCTCGCAACGGGTTATTTGCCATTCGGGCAAGAATTTTTGCGCGATCCTCAAGCTCATCGCCCCACTTGTTATTGGTCTTGTCCCACTTGCGGAATCCGATGACAAACTCCTCGTCGGTCCACTTTTCCTTCTCTCCGCGAGCTGCGCCGTCAAAGCTATCCCAATCACGGCCAAGCACGATGCCCCAATCATTAACAAGCTTGTCGTTCATCTCAAACTCTTCCTTGATGTTACGGGAATGAGATGTGGAGATGCGAGCAATGTCGG